CAATCGCTGGATATAAACGTGGTTGGTGGACACACCAAAAGCACTTAATCAATGAAAGTGAGGTAATATAAATGTTAAAAAAGAAGTTTGAAGTTGGTGACAAAGTAAAAATTAAAAAATGTGATGAAGATTTATTCTTTATTGGCGGAATACATAATCATATGACAGAAGAAGCTATAAAAATATATTTTGGTATTAAAGCCGATAAAGGCTTTAATACTTGTTGGAAAGATGAATTAATCGGTGAAATTTATTTGGTAGGAAAATATAATCATTATATTATTAGAAGCGGAAACGATTATTATGTGTTTTGTAATGATTACAAAGAAATGGAGTTGATGATATAAATGTTAAGATGTCCATATTGCGGCGGTGAGGCTCTCCTTAAGTCATCATTTGAAATTTACCGTGATGATTATGGTTATGTATATGTCTGTGAAAATTATCCAAGTTGTAATTCTTATGTGGGGACACATAAGAAAACATTAAAACCACTTGGACGGTTGGCAAATGAGGAATTAAGAAAACTAAAAATTACAGCCCACCTGTATTTTGACACCCTATGGAAACATAGGGAAAAGAAAGGATTTAGCAATTCGCGTACCATTGCTTATAAATGGTTAAGCGAACAACTAAAAATTAATATCAATGATACTCATATAGGGTATTTTGATAAAGAAACTACAGAGAAAGTAATAAAATTGTGTAAACCTTATTACACGAAAATCAATAAAGTAAAAAGTGAGGTGAATTAAATGTCAAATATAAGAAAGATATGGATATTAAAAGAAAAAAGAAGACTAAAAAATATGATTAGATTATTTGATTATATGCTATCTCAATACCATGCTGTATATGGAGATGAGACAAGATCAGGTGTAATGGAAGCATATAAAAATAATCTAATCAATCGCGAATATGCAATTAGAGAATTGCAAGAATTGGAGGAAAATTAAATTATGAAATTTAGAATAATATTAAAAAATGATAGTGTTTATAATTCTATTGAAGAAATTAACAATGAAAAAAATATATGTAATTTGTGTAATGGAGTAGAATGTAATTCTGATGAAGATGTTTGCTTTTGTTTTGTTGGTATAAAACAAATAATATTAGAATCTGAAAGTGAGGAAAATTAAATTGATTGAACATGATTTACAAAATAAAATTAGATTAGAATTATCAAAAATTGGTTGGACAACTTTTAGGACAAATGTTGGCAAGGTAAAACTTGCCGACGGACGTTTTTTTGACACCGGTTTACCTCCTGGCTTTTCTGATCTGCTAGCACTTAAAGACGGGAAAACCGTCTTTATTGAAGTAAAAAAGCCGGGCGGTAAACCATCAAAAGCACAAAAAAATTTCATCGAACAAATGAAAAAAAATGGTTTTAATGCAGGTATAGTTTATAATGTTGAACAGGCACTTGACTTATGTTCCTTGACTACATGTATTAATTAATGTATAATTTATGCAGGAGGTGATATTTAATGAAAGGGATTTTAAGAAAAGTATATTCTAAAAAAGGCAGTAATAGTTTAATTTTTAATATTCCAATTGATTTCGCAAAAAACAAAGGAATTCAACGCGGTGATTATCTGACTATTACTGAAACTGACAACGAAATTATTATTAAAAAAACAGAATTTAAGGAGGCTGTAAAATGTTAAGGGAGAAAATTTACTGGCATGTTAGTTATAGGGAATCACTTAATGATTCCTACAAAGAAAATCCAGAATTATTAATTGCTGATTCTGATATTGGATTCTTAGAAAGTGAATTCGAATGTCTTAAAAAACATAAATATGTAATTATAGAAAAAAATTATGATTTTGGATATGCCGTGATTGAGGAATATATCCAAACAGGGGAAAATATTTTCGAGACATATAAAACTAAGGACTTAGTGCCATATGTACAATTTAGACCTATCCAAAGGTTATGTGATATAAACGGACTTTTATATCAAAATGGCGAAGAATTTTATCAGATTAGATAATTTTTTGCTAGGTTCATTTGCTAGATTTAGCAAATATAAAATCCTTGCTAGATGCAATTTATTGCACCTAGCAAAGAAATTAAACCTAGCAAAAAAATTAAACCTAGCAAAAAAATGAACCTAGCAAAGAATTAAACCTAGCAAGAAAAAATTAAACCTAGCAAAGAATTAAACCTAGCAAGAAAATGAACCTAGCAAATAGTTCATTTTTTTTGCTAGATTATTAAATTTTTACGACACTGAAAAAACTTTTATATACATTGGTCCCACCAATATTTAAATTTCCGCCAGAACTTTGATATACCCTGAACATTACATAATCATCTTTTGATAAAACTAATGTTCTTGATAAGGTTCCCCGCCAATGTCCACCACTATCAACTGGATATCTTAAACATGCTTGTGTATTATCTGGATCGTTTACTTTTATGTATGTAATTCTTATTCCTGTTGAGTTTGCGGCAAATGAACAGCCAGCTGTACAACTGTATATCCCATCTTTTAGGATTGTAATTCTATCATTATTTGTGGTTGTATCATGCATATTTAATGGATCGTATTCCTCAGTTCCAGATCCAAATTCGACGGACGTTTCAGTTGCTGTTGGAATTGATTGTGTTGATGTATTATCAAGAATACATTTGTGCAATGAATCATTTCCAATTACATTCGTAATAATAAATTTGTTTAAATATTTAACCATTAATACATTCGAGCCAACAATTAAGCCCGGTAATCCATTTGTAGCTATTACACTAATAGCATCATCACCAGGATAAAATTTTACTTCTAAGGGATTGACGCTCGAAACTATACCCGTATATAATGATTGATTTTCACCATCTTTTTTATTTACAATGTTTGCTAACAAATCTTTCATCATGTCAATTTCACCCTCTTTATATCAGATTTTACAGTTACACCAGGTTCTAAATTATAAGATTGTTTGACTATTTTATATGTATAATCAAGTCCTAATAATTCATTTTTAAATTTATATGCATCGCCTTGCCAAGGTATACCGTCGTCTAATCTGGAAGTAACAAACGCATGTTTGTAATTAACGGACTCTTCTATTTCTAGCATTTTTCTTAGCTCTCTACGTGCCCGTAAATCAACATAACTTTGGCTTGTTGCCTCTGATTCGAATATTTTCGTCACATATCGTCCTATATTAGTATAACTAAATGGATGAGTGGCTAATCCTTCGTTTTCCATGGTCCAAACTTTATATAATGGCTCAGTATTTTCTTCTAATTGATTATTAATTATTACGACTCTATTATATATTTCACTATAATCAACATCTAGGCTTATATCTTCTTCGTATAAAGATAAATTATTATCGATAAATTCATGTGCAATATTAGGAGTAGCAGTCCATGGCACCCCTTTATAAATGCCATTACCATTTACCCATAATGGATAATAATTTATCATATTAAGCAAAGAATTTATAATATATAAAGTACTTTTCCCAAGTTCATAACTTACATCTTCGCTTAATGTTTCGTCACTTGGTTCTATGTTATAATTTACCCAAGTTCCAACATCATCAAGTAAACCTTCGATTGTTTCGACTACATTTACACCACTGGCAAAACTTTTACTTACAATTGTTTTATCTTGATCTAATGCTTTTAATAGATCATATCCGTCTATATTTCTTGATACTAAATTACCGTCACTTTGTTTTTGTGGAGATAATAGCATATAATGCCCTAAAGGAATTGGATAAGTTGTTCCATTAGCCACGAAATTATACCATGGCTTTATTAAGTCAGATAGATAATTAATATCTGATATATCTTTTAGTTGAAATTTAGCACTTGTTACAATGGACCTATCAAAATCAATTTCAATACCAGCACTTTCAACATAGTCACTTATCCATTGGCTATGTTTATATACACCACCTGATAAAGTTAATAGTTCATATGTAAAAAATTCTTGTCCGCCATTATCAAATATTGTGCTCACATTATCACCACCTTTAAATACTTTCTAATCTTGTAATAGTACAACTAAATTGATAAGCTAAATTATCTTTTTTATCAAATTTTGCACCAGATAATACAGCATAAAACCAACGTCCACGCCAATCCCTGTAAAATATATCTCCAACACTTTCTATTATTTCTTTTAAATCGTCATATTTAGTAATGGGACAATCTGCAGAAAATGCCAATTGTTGTACTTTACTATTACCTTGATATTTAACTGGATAAGTACGACCTGCAAATTGTTTTATTATTTCGTTTCTGTTGATTGATTCACTAATGGAGATATCTCCAACCAACCTAACATAGTTTTCAAATCCATTGCCTCCATTTACAAAAAACATTCCTGTCAATATGACATCAAGGTCTGATTCATCACTATTATTTGTACTTGGGGTATCACTTACAGCCTGTACATAATAATTATTATTGCCACCGATGCTTGGTATATAGTCGGTTACTGTAGTATTTTTTGGTATATTATCTTCAACAATTTCCCAAGTCCCGTTATTTATACTTCTATATAATACGTTGTGGTCGGTTTCTGCATTTAAAGGCGAAATTTCAATTAATAATTCTGGTTCATTGTCTGTAATAGTACTATCGTAAAATTCGTCAACACTTCCGTCTGTTGTGGTAGCAACTATTGCCAAGCCTTCAAAGTCGGTTATTGTTTCATCTGCTATATCTTCTACAAGGCTTGTTATATCCCATGATTCAGTATCACCCGCCGCGTGTGTATGATCGTCATAATCTGTTGTGTCAAGTGTTGGCACGGTTCCATGTGTAACTGTTGTTTCGTCCCAACTACTTTTTATATAATTAATCGCTGAATCAATACCCGGTGTTAAAGTTGTTTTTCTATATAAATTTAATTGAGCACTTACAATAGTCTTACCAACAAAGAAACTTAAATCAAAATCTAAAAGTATTCTTTTTAATGTGGTCCCACCGGCTGTATCATCTTCAAGCTGCAATTGCCCATTGTCATTATAATTGGTTCCTGAATTATCAGAATCTATATAAGTATCCTGTGTACTTTCTTCTGTATATTCAGTGACAACATCTGGGTTTACAATATCAATATCTATGCTTCCAGATTCTACGTTTAATGTTAAGGCTAAGCTTGGTTGCATAGGTTCTAAAAATTCGGTTGTAAATTCTTGTTCGGTTTCTGCACTCCACAATCCATTATCCTCTTGTACTTGTAAAGTGACTGTATAAGTTGTTTCATTTTCCAAAGTAGTATTAAAAGTACAGCTCCCAGTATTACCATTAGTGACAACTTGACTAGTCTGTATGCTTTCAAGTAATGCATCCTCACTATCATATAATTTACATAAATATGTTTTTTGATCTTCTGATTCTGCCTGTGTATATGTCCACTGGACCGTTAATTCACTATAGGCGTAATTACTAACCGAAGGATCAAAAATTGTACCAACTGGACGACTTATACATTTAAAAGTCGCCTCATCTGAATAAGCCGATCCCGTCGCATATTCTCCCCAAGTTTTACATTTCCATACATAATCATTGCCATTTGTAAATGTTTCTGCTGCTATTTCTACAAATTCGTCGGTGCTTACTTCTTCATCATAAGGATCTGTACCTGGATAACTTCCACCACTTATTTTATAAGTTAAACTAAATTTTGTTTGATCTGTTTGATCTGTAGGATTATGGTTCCACATAAAAATTTTTGCTTCGTCTGCATCAAATACTGCTCCACCATTAGGACTTAAACCAGTTGGTGCATCTGGTGTCGATAGTGTTACAACTTCGTTTGATTCTGTGTATCCTGATAATAAAGTCGGGCTTTGATATGTTCCTTCTTCGGCTTGTACTCTATATTGTCCATATGTATAAGGATTTGTATCCGTTGTTTCTGTTGTTCCTCCCGTTTCAGTAGTCAAGTCTTCCCAAGCTTCCCACGTTTCTCCACTATCTAATGATTCTCTTCTTTGTATTCTAAATATGTCTTCATAGTATGAATTATCAGTCCACGTAATTTCTACATTACTTCCAATTCTTGTGGCTACTACATTTGTAGGCTTTGCCGGAGTTGTGTGAATATAAACTGTACTTGAATAACTACTATATCCCGCATTATTCCAGGCTCTTACACGATAACGATATTGTCTATTTGCCACTGTTGTTGTATCTGTATAACTATTTGTACCAGCGGTTGTATAATCAGCCGTATTAGTATAAATTACTGACCATGATTGAGAATAGGTATCCCAACGTTCCAGGTATTGATTATAATACGGATCATCTTCCGAAGCCGTACGGTTCCATTGCAATGTCTGGCTTGCATCAGAATTTCTTGTCACTTGCAAGCTATTAGGTGCAGACGGTGCCTCGATCATAAATACACCTACATATGGTTCATCATTGCTATCTGTATTATATCCAGACATTGATGCAATCGATGGAAAACTTGAAATATTAGTTTTTCTATATCCGTTCCCGCTTCCACTCGTAGTTTCCATAATATGAGATTCAGACGGACTACGATATAGTCCAACCCAAATACTTGTACCACTTATTACATAAGGAGTACTAACCGATTTTTCATAGTTATACTGTGTAGATTCGTTGCCGTCAGCCATACTAAAAGTGCTTGACTGTGCTATGGCACTTCCACCAACATTCCAACATGCCAATCTTGTAGATACTGTGCCGGTGTTATATCCTGCAGCTTTTACATATATTTTTATAATGGCTGTATCTGGAGTCAATCCAGATACTAAGGCACAATGTTGATTATAAGTATTATTTCCCGACCATGAATAGCCAGTACCCCCACCATTTGAATAATACCATCCCATTTAATCACTTCCTTTTTTAATTATTGTGTATTTTTATAATGTTTTACACCTTTTAATAAAGAAACTATATCGTTAAATTCTTCAACGGATTTTGCATCAATTACTATATCACCATATAAATTAATATTTTCCTGTCTGTTATTACTTGTTACCATTTTACTTGGTGTTGCATTATTTAATAAGTTTTTACTTTGTGCATTACTGTAAATATCACTACCTTTAGGCACATACATTAATTCAGGTCCTTGTTCTCCTACCATTGCCCAACCACCGGCAAAGTCACGAACGCCACCAGCAAACCCCGGAATCCAATCTGGAACACTTGGAAATTTTATTGCTTTAATTTTATCAATAATGCCCTGTATAGCATTTTTTATATCATTAAATCTATCAATTACAGGTTGTATAAAGTTTTTAATGGCTTCAAACTTAGACCCAATTTGATTTTTTAAAGTATCAAATTGATTTAAAACTTTATTAATTAATTCTTTTACCTTAGATACAATCTTATCTTTTAAGTCTGTAAATTTCGTTACTGCTTGACTAACAAGGGCTGTAATATATGAAATAACTTCCCCTGGTAAACTTTTAAACCAATTAATAATACTATTTACCAAATCAGGGATTATTGAATGTCCGACTAATGTATCATATAGTGAAAGAAACCAAATAATAATTCCTTCAATAAATCCAGATACAATGTCCAAAATTGCCGTACCAAGATTTTTAAATAGACCAATTACATTATCGATTAAATTATCAATTGATTTATTTATCATATCATTATTAGTAGTTATTATACCGACTATAATCCCTATTACGCTTGTAAAAATACCAACTATATTTAAAAGTGCCGCTATTACATTATCGATAGCTTTTCCAATTCCATTAAATAATCCGATAATAATTCCAATAGCTACAGCAACAACTCCAAGGATTATATCACCTAATATTTTAAATAATTCAATTACAGGACCCATGGTTTCCTTAATTTGATTAAAAGATTTTATTATTGGAGCTGTATCAAATTTGGAAAATGTATCCGCAAGCATTTGTTTTACTATACCTAATGATTCATTTACTTTTTTAGCAAATTCAATTATTTTATCCCTTATTTCTATTACTTTTTCCCGGAAATCTTTTATTTTTTCAATTATTGTATTTATTTTTTCCATGGCTTCTGGTGGTACCATGTTTTTCATGGCTTCGGTAAATGTTGAAAAATCTCCGGTTGTTAAACCTTGTAACAATCCTTTAAAAGCATTTTTAATATCTTCTATATGTGTTTTTATCCATGCGGCTACTTCTTTTATTTTATTCCAAATGTCTTGAAATTTTTCTTTTATACCGTTTCGGACTTCTTCACTACTTAATAATAAAGCCCCTAATGCTGTAACTATTCCGACTATTGCCACAACTGCAATTGCTACCGGTGCACTAATTGACCCAATTACAGCCGCCACCGTTGAAAATGCCCCGGCTACAAAACCAATAGCAGCAACAATACTTGAGAAACCTAACAATAGCGGACCTATAGCCGCCGCAATTAATCCAATAACTATAATTGCATCTTTGATTGGATTTGACAATTGATAAAACCAATCTGCTAATTTTTGAACCCATTCAGCCGCAAGTCTTAAATAAGGAGTCAACCTATCTCCTATTGAAATTGCTATGCCTTCTAATCTACTTAAAAGACTTGTTACCTGTCCCGAGAAATTATCTTTCATAGTTTTAGCCATTTCAGATAAAGCACCATCACTGTTATATAATCCATCTGTTAAATTGTCTAATTCTTCACTAGTACCATTTAATAATGCGTTAAGCTCTTTAGTCCTTGTCTTTCCACCTATCATTTGTATGTAAGTATTTCTTTGTGCTTCTGTCATACCGTCAAATTTTTCATTCATTTCCTTTAATATAGTTGTTGCTCCTCTAAATTTACCTTGACCGTCATATACTTCTATTCCTAATTTTTTCATAGCTTTACCGGCTTGTCCTGTTCCACTGGTTAAATTTGCGAATACAGAAGTTAAAGCATTTCCGGCTTCGCTTCCTTTAAATCCACGATTAGCCAAAATACCCAATAACGCCCCGGATTCTTCCAAAGGTATATTGAACATTTTAAAAGTTCCCCCGGCTGTTACCATGGCATTTAAAAATTGTTCCATACTTTGGTTACTTGTATTTTGTGCTTTGGCGGCAATATCTAAGTATCGCCCTAAATCTTCGGTTCCAATACCTAAAGCCGACATACTATCCGTTACTAAATCAGAAGTAGTCCCTAAGTCCATCATGCCCGCTTCACTGGCACGTAAAACTGGTTCCAAACCTTCTTGTATTTGTGTTAAGTCCCAACCGGCTAATCCCATATAACTAATAGCTTGTGCTGCTTCGGTAGCACTTTTTGAAGTACTTGCACCCATTTCTAAAGCAAGATTTCGCAATGTGTCAAAGCCTTCTCCGGTTTCGCCTGTTACAGCTTTAGCCCTTGACATTTCCTCGTCAAAAGTCATAGTTGTTTTAATTATACCGGTTCCCATTGCCAATATTGGAGTTGTAACACCAGCACTAAAAGCGACACCCCAACCGGCTAATTTTTTACTAGTTTTATTTATTTTACTTTCTAATTGGTCAAAGCCTTCGCCTCTGACACTGTAAAATAAATCTGCTATTTGCATATTTTACACCCCCTCTTTATTTTGCTTTACGTTGTCAACCTTTCTTAATAATGTCTTTATATGGTGGTTTCTATGGGCTGTATTTCTTGGTTGTCCTACCACTTCGTAAGTTTCTCCTTCGTATTTTATAAGATCACCTAAAGCTAAATCAAAATCATTGCAATAAAATTTAAATCTTGTTTCTATTGTATCTTTATCTGCTACTTTTATTATTGTGTCGGAACCGCTTCCCATATATCCTTTAATTTCGGTTTCTGCATATGTCTTAATTGGTATATTACGACTGTTTAACGTTTCAGTTGGTTCTAATTTATAACATGTAATATAAAACCTTTTTATACCCACGGTTAAACCTCCTTACTCGAATGATTAAATAGATTAATTTTGTATGCTTGTCTATAAAAATTTAATGCTTTCATTATAGATAACGGAAAACCTTGGAAATCGTCTTCATAAGTAATACTATAATCATCTATCTTTTCGCTTTTGGCTCCTGGTGTTTTATCTTCGTCTAAATCAGCTATTAAAAAATTCATCATTTTAGCAGCCGTTAATTTTAATGGTTTTGGATATGTTATTTTCGTAATGTAAACCCCTTTACCTTCGTCTTCGTCTGTTATTGTATCTATATTGTTAACTATTATTTTGCCTGTACTAACAGAATCAATTGTAAAGGTTTGATTATTTCTCAAACTTTTATAAACTCTTATACTATCACCAGCCACAAGTTTTTTATTTTCTATTCCAGACATATTAATACTATTATCTTCAGATATAAAACTAATTGAACCTGAAGAAAAATAATCAAATTGTTTATTAATAAAGTCTGTATTGCAATAATCACAGATGATCTGTTCTATTGTAGGTAAATTCAAATCTATAAAAGAATCCTGGTCTGTATTGGTTATTTTTAATAATGCCTTGGCTTCACTTCGTGTTATAATCATAATTTATATATCCTTTCTTTTAATTTAATATTTTTTTTGTCTTCAATTTCATTTATAATTCTTTCTTCTTCTGAATCCCTGAATTGTTTGCCTAAAGCCCTATTTTCTGATATTTTAACTTTAGATTTATAATAACTTTCAAAATCCCCTTTATACCCATGTTGGATTTCAATTAACCATACTTGTCTTACGTGATCTTTAATTTCTTTTTCTTGATCTTCTTTCATTAATTCGATACATTTTAGATATAATTTGAACCCGTCTCTAAATGACAGGTTCATAATATAATTTACATAATTAAAGTCTTTATAATATCTAATCAATGGTTCTATTATGTTTTCATCGGTAAAAAAATTCATAATGAATTCATATTGCTTACCATATCCAATTAATAGTTCTCTTTCTCCGTATCCTTTTTTAGCTCTTTGAACTTTTTTTTAACTTCTGTCAAATCTACATAATCAGCGAGTATGTTAGGAATTCCCGCCATCCATATACTCTTCAGAACATTTATATATTCGTCAACGTCTAGGTCTTCAACTTGTTCCTGTGTAATATTTTTATAAGATATGATTAAAGCATCAATATTTTCTTCGGCTTTATTCATATTTTGAAGTACAAATGCTATTATATCGCCCATAAGCATAATTATTCTTTCATTCTTATTTTCACCTGTTCGCAATATTTTATCAACCTTATTTGATAATAAATATTCAACATAATATTTGAAATTTACGTCTTCCAAGATTCTTGATACAATCATTACCTCTTTTTTCTTTAACTTTCTTTCTTTCATTTAATACACACCTCTCACGTTTAATTTTTATCACATTTATTCTCATTGGGTAAATTATTACCCCTTCAACACAACATGTCTTAAAATTGATTCTAGGGTGTCAAATACACCCATATAATTTTATGCCGGTATTTCTTCTCTTATTGCCAAAGGCGGTGTCGTTGGTGCCGCATAAGTATAAAAACCGGTATAAGTCATTTCGTTAACAACTTCATCTTTTTCCTTAAATTCTAAACTTATGTTATCTATATTCAAAGCATTTTTTAAAATTATTACACAAAATTCGCCGTTTGCCTTAAAACCCCTAAAAGTAATATTAGTCATTGGGTCAGTGCTTTCAAAATTTGTCCTAAATGCAATCTTTTTATAAGTACCGTCGGCATCGGTACCGTCGGATACTGTTACATTTAAACCATAAGCAAGGTTAGTATAAGTTAACTTTAGAAAATTTATGACTAACTTAGCAACAAATCGTTCGGTCCTTCTCATTCCTTTAGTAGGACCCATGGAACCATCATAATCAACTTCTTTTTTGGACCATTCAATTTCTAACTTAGTGCCGCCCCTTGTTGCCCCGATTAAAGTTCCTTTTGTATCTTCGTCAACATAATCTTTATATAATGCTCCTTCTCCTAAAAGTAAATCTTTGGCTTTATGTATTACGGCAGGACTAAATGTATTTGTAGGCATTTACACCACTCCTTTCTTATGAAACATATTCATATAATTCTATTGGTACCACTAACCCCGCACCATATTTATAATGACCTGTAAACTGTGTTTCGTGCACCGCTTCGTCTTTAGATTCTAAAGCTAGACTAATATTACCGTCATTAAGTACATTCTTAGCAACTATTTTAACCTTGTTACCGTCTAATCTTTGACCGACCAAAGTAACATTTTCTAAATAATCAGTATCGGAAATTTCAAGGTCTGGAGTATATTCCTTGTAATCGGTTTCGTCTGTATAGCCAAAACCAGAACCATTTACAGGTACAATAGCACTATCAGATTGATTTTGTATAAGATCAACACTATCAACATAAAATTCTAAAGCGTCGTCAGTTTCGTCTGGAACCTGAAAAGATATACCAGTTATACCGGTCCATGCTCCCGCCGCTACCGCTGTAAATGAAGATTTTGCAATCTTTAAAGTTGTCCAAACATTGGCTGTTAATGCGGTTGCTTCTATATCGTAATATAGATAATTAGTTTCTGTTTCTTCGGCGTCATTATGAAATCTAACTTGTATACTATCAGTTCCTAAAATTGTTTTCATTGCACTTGTTATATATATTGCTATACCTATATAATCGCCTACAACGCTTGTTTCTGCATTGTCAAAAACTGTTAAATCTTTAGTTGAAGCAAAAACCGCATGTATTCCATGGGCTGTTTGTCCGCTTGCTATACTGCATTTAGCGGATTGATTACCGGAATTTACAATTGACGTTTCCGCCGCGTATGTTCCACCAGTCGCCGCCCAATCTTTTGATTCCCAAGTATCCGTTGTTTCCATATCTGAAATAACTTTTCTATTAAAATACTTCAAATAAAGATTATTTAATGTAATTCTGCCGATTAACTTTTCATATCTTACAAGTGGTACCCCATCACTATCCAAAGTAGGACCATAAGCACCATCAAAGGCTAATTCTTTTATAGTTCTTTCGATGTCAACTTTACACCCTTCCCTAGTTGCACCTAGTAATGTTTGTGTAGGTAATCCATAATTTGCGTATGCTTTAAATTCCCCCATTATAACATCGTTAGCAACTGGAATTGTTGGTTCAACTGCATTAATTGGCATAAAAAATCACTTCCTTTCTTAATTATTTTAACCTACTTTTAATCAACTACAAACCAATCATTGTCTAACATATCTGATTGACTAGCTAACCACCCAGGTATCCATTCTTTTTGAGCGTTATACATAGCCAAATAAGGCTGACTATTTAAAGGCGTATCTTCACCAATAAATTTCGCTGTCCTATCATTTACTTTTCTATTTGTTCCTTGTGTATTATATGATGGTAATTTCATCCCTGACATATACACAATAAACATATTTTTACCATTCCATTTTTCCCTTGCTAATTTTTTACCTTTTTTTAATTCTCTTATTGCTTCTCCAAAATCCATTATCTACACTCCTAATCTACTTTTAATATAAATCTTTGGTTATACCTTGATATATTTGGTTCTGTATCCGGAATACTTCCTTCAAATTCAGCGGTACATTGATAAAATCCTTCTGTTTCATTTTGTGTGCTATTATTTAGCCCCACATAATCAATTTCGTCAACTGTTCGACCATTTTTTACTGTAATTGCGGCTTCCAATATATCGGTATCATCGTTTGAATCTTGCCAGTAATCAATTTCTAAAATCCAATCCTTTCTATGCCTAACCGCATAATTACAAGCATAGAATTTATATACTAAATAAGGGAATGTTTTATTATCTGGTACTTTTTTATTATAAACTTGTATATCAGTTAAAGTTTTTAATCGTTCACCGATATAATATTCTAATTTATCTATTTCCACAATATAACCCCCTTACATTCCTTTTCCAAGATACGCCGCGGCAATTTGTTTTAATTCATTATGATAATTCATTGCCGACGGTCTCATAAATGGGTGAGCTTTCATTTTATAAGTTCCATATTCTTGGTGTATAGCGTAATCACAATCATTCATTAAAAATAACTCATTTCGGTTAATTACATATGTATTCCTAGATAATAAATAACCGGTGTCAACTGCTACATGATAATCCATTTTAGACATCAAAAAATATCCCATTTGATTCAACATTGATAATTCATTAGACTTTAATTGCCTCATAAATTTTCCGGACCTATTAACTAATTTAATCATTTAATCACCTTTAGCATTAATAGTATTCTAAGAATCATCTACAGCATTACCAGCAAATACTAATAAACTATTTGTAAGATTTTCATACATAGCCGCTTTATTTGCTCCACCATGTACATTATTAAATATTATTCCGCTTGAGACCTTACTATCATTATCTAACATTTTACCTGTTGCCGCTCCGATACCTGGTACTAAATAATTATGTTCTACGATCAAACTTTTTGGATTACCTATACATTTAATTGCATGTTTACCTGATCCAATACCACTAAATATATTATCAATAAGTCTAACATCACAAGGATTCAGAGCTCCATCATCTGCTAAACCTATAGCTGCAATATCAAAACCGCCGAATAATCCGTCAAAAGTACACCCTTTTATTAAATTGCTCACACCGCCTAAAATATATAATCCATAATCTAATGCACCGTACCAACAACTAAAACGACAATTAATCAATTCATTAAATCCACCTGTAAAACCACCGGTTTCATCACTATCAATTATCAAACTTGATTTGGTTAAATCTCTACCAGCAAACCCTAATCCGATAATTCTAGTCGGTGCCGTAATTTTACAAACATAATCGTCGTCAAGGTCTTCACTTGCCGCAATAGTATATCTTTCACCTAAACATTCCTTATACCCTCCGGATTGTCTTGCTATAAGTGTTACCCCTGCAACATCACATTCTACGGCAGCATCAACACTATGTGTTCCTTTACCAACTACGATAGTATCACCATTCCAATCAACGCAATTATCATAAGCTTTATTGACTGTTAAAAAAGGGTTATCTTTTGACCCGTCGTTATTGTCACTTCCACCGTTAGCGGCTAATTCTACATAATAAGTATTGCCTTTATTATTAAATACCCTACCGTTTATTAATTCATTAAACATTCCTTCTAAGGTATATGCCATTTTCAAAACACTTCCTTTTAATTATTTTATAATTATTTTCGATAATATCTAAGTTGTCAATAATATTTAATTTCTAAAACTGGTTTATTGTCACCTTCTTTGGAACTAAACTGACACCATCTATAATCTGTGTATTCATTACCTACATATAACCAGATACCTTCATAGGATGCTCCATCTGCAATTGCCTGTATTAATGTTTTTATGTCAAATGTTTTCCAACCTGAACCTATAGGAACTGATTCTTCATAATACACAGTTTCTGATATTGTTGGTTTAGTATTCCATGTTACAACTCCTTCATTCCAAGCTGATGTTATTCTTTTGATTCCTATTATAGTTGCTGCAGATAAGTCATCAGCATACATGCTTAATACAGCATTAATTATTGTTTTATTAATTATGTCTGACAAATCAAAGTATAGCAGTCCATATAATGAATCTAATGGTCCACCATTATATACTTGAATATTACTTAAATTATACGTTTCGTCGGGTGAATAAATATTTATAAAATCGTCTTTAGTAGGATTTAAAGATAAACTTTTATATGGTATCTTATTGCTTTTAATTTTGTTTTTAAAAGAGATATCTAACATAGTTATTCACCCTCTATATTGTTATACAATATTACTTTTCCGCTTGTAACTACAACTTCGGTAAATTCGCCCGGTACCACGTCACCACCTAATATTATTAAAGTGGTTAAGTCTTCAATATTACCGGTCGCGGTGATAACACTATCTTCCATGGCTTTAATAGCACAAAAGTTACCTTCATATGTTCCTGCAGATTTAACCGACCCACCATATCCACCCATACTTGCTTTAATATTTACATATGAACTATTCATTATATCCCACCTCTTATACTTCCACCATATAATTTTATAAAATATAAACACTTTTGACGGTGTTCTTCTGTTAATGCTCCTAAATATCTACGTTTCCATTTTCTTAATGGTGTTTCCGTTGCGATATTAGGTAGCATTAATTTTTCTAATTCTTTTTTAGTTCTCATAATATCAAACCTTTGTTACCAAGTGTTTGCAGCGAACATGAAATAATCCAGCTGCCTTGGCTTCTTGTAATTCTTCATATGTTAAAATTTTACCCTCAAATGGTATACATAAAGGACAAGCCTTCGCATGACTTGACACTTCGAACTTATCCCCTTCTTTTCTGGTTTCTAATACAGATAATCTAACTAATTCATTATTAAAATGAGTAGTACACATGTTACTATATGTTTCAATATTCCACCTTGCCCCATTCTTTGCCGTAAAACCATGTATACCGCGTTCACAATAAGCGTCAATAATTTGTTGTTTTAACATTGGGTCCTTAGTTGCTTTTAATAATTGTAATGTTTTATTATATTCGTCCCTTGCTGGTTTATACATACCATTCATAGACAACATATAATCTTTAATTAATTTCTTAGCTTCCTCGGAATTTGTTATTTTTTCGTAATTGCTTTCAACTACTTTTAATAAAGAATGGTTGGTTAAATGTTTTCTGAATTGAAACTTTTTTTCTTGTTTTAAGTTTTCAATTGCCATGTCTGACACATTAGCATAATAGCCAATTAATCTATTTTGCATATCCATTTAACCCAACCCCTTATTAACTTTCTTTTTTAGAAATATAAACACCTGGTAATTTATTTTCAAGGACAAATAATTCATGATATACTCTTAATGCATAAATCCATTTGTCACTGTCTGTATTAAATCTTTTGTCTACGATTTTAGGATCAATATATTTTATAATGCCTAAAAGTATATTAATAGGTGCAATGATAAAATTTAATTGAGTAGCACCATCCGCCACAACAAATCCACCTGCTTCTTGTCCACCTGTTACACCATCGTAAAAAGTGAATGCACTGTAGAATCTTGCTTTTGGAACTCTTATTACTGGTATATCATCCAACATAGAAATTTTTCTATTAATTTTAGTAACCATATTATCATGTGTTACTCTGGTCTGATAAAATTCACCGGATTGTTTCATAAGTCTATAAACTTCGTTAGAAACAAACATAACTCTTCCTTCTTGTGGCACTTCTGCATCATCTAATGTTTCGATGCCTGTATCAATTGCGGCAATCACGTTATCAACTGTCAAGTTTGCGGTTGCATCAACGGAACATAAAGAACAAATTTTATGAAACCTATAAGCATCAATTTCAGGTGCCACATGTTCCCTTGTAAACTGTGCTCCAACCTTTGCAATTTTAACAAAGGCTTCCATTTCATCCATTGCATCAAGTCCAAATTTTCTCGATCTATCTTGTCCGAATGTATGAGTTTCCCAAGATTCAGTAATATTTCCATCTGTGTATCCATTTGTCCTTGAATATGTACCAAGACCTTGTAATGCTAATTTTTGAATTTTAAATTCCTGTTCCTCAGTCCCTTTAAAGCTTATTGCGTCTTCACTAGCTTCTAAGATAGAAGTTACGGCACTTGCCTTAAAAACTTCGTCCATTTTCTTTTTATAGACAACTGGATATGACATAGTATTTGCCATTTTTAAAAACACTTCCTTTCATTTATTTTATATCTTTTAATTTAGCTTCCCAATCAATATTATTAGGATCGTAATTTTGATTATCATTGCCACCCGGATTATTATTTGATTGGCTTGTAATATTATTATTTGCTGTTTTAGTGACAAATAAATCAGAATAGTTAGTTTTTAAACCTTCTATAACTGAATCAAAACCTAACAAATTATCATTTTCAACTGTAATTGTTTCTAAATCAATATCCTTCATTAGCAAACTTGTATGTTTCGCCCCGGCTTCACCTAATTTTCTTTCAACTATAAATCTTTTTGAAACATTCAAAATTTCCTTATCCTTCGCGGCTAAATCATTTGTATGTTGTTCTTTTAAAGTATCGTAATTGCCTTTTAATTCTTTATTAGTGGATACTAATGTATCATAATCTTTTATTTGACTTTCATAAGTTTTAATTTTATCCTCAGTTGCTTTTAATTTGTTGTTAACTTCATTAAAGCTTGGTTTGGATATCCATGACCCGTCATTTACTAGGTCAAAATCTTCCGGCTTTAAACCTTTGGCAAGAACTTGATTATATAATTCTTCCCCGATTTTATTTTTTATTTTTTCGCTCACTAAAAAACACTTCCTTTCCTATTTGACTTAATAATAAACTTATATAAATATATTATTATTTATTATATCATATTAAACAAGTTTATAGTACAAACTCTTTACAATAATTTATTATTGCAAATCATTTGTTTGCATATTTTCTTGTTGTCTTTTTATGTTTTCTTCCTTTTCCTTATTTATTTTTTCCATTACTTTTTTGGAGTCAGTCACCCATGGGTGATTATCAAGTATAGTTTCTTGGTCCAATAGATTCATAGACTTTAAGCAATTATCTATAGATTCAGATTCGTTAAAAATCATAGACCTATTAAAAGTAATTTCTTTATCAAGTCCAGAATTATAAAATTGGTTGACACAATCTACAAATTTTTCATAAAATATCTTTAATTGTTTTTGAGTCCTATTAGCCTTCATATCTAATTGACTATAACGAGACTTTATGACAACATTAGTAATATTTGATTCTCCGGCTAATCTATCAGGATCTAACCCTTGACCAATTTTAAAGATATTTTCTTTTAATATATCTAAAATTACTTTCCTTGCTTCAACTGGTATTTCTATACCCATATATTCCATGTCGGCATTATCTCCGCCACCTTGTGGAATACCAACCATTTTATATTTTTGCATATTTTTTCTAATTGTTTCGAGTTCTTCGGTATCGCCTGTAAAACCTTTTAATTTTACAATTGCTTCCTGAAATAGGTTAATATTATCTACAAAACCGCTATTAATAGAATTATACATATCAAGTAAATCCCGTATGCCATCAAGGTCTGATTTTTTTGCCTTATTATTAAACAATGGTATAAAAGGAATAAATGGCAAGTTTTTACCTTCTATATTTTCGATTTCCCCTTGATAGTATGTTATTTCTTCGTAATGATATAAAATATCATTAATTATAATTTTATCTTTTTCTATATTTTTAAAATTTACTTTTTGGGGTGTCCATGTCTCTACATTATTACTATTTATAATTTTATCTTTATCTATAGTTTCAATTTTTACGCCTTTAGTTGTCCATGTTTCGATTCTGTAATTATCTTCATCTATTTTATAATATCTTATAATTTCTATAATATTTTTATTGTACTTATCATATATTGGTATAATCTCAGAATCATGTACAAATATCCAATCTAGTTTATTATTTTCGACATAGAAATGCAACCATGCCGCGGAATCTAAAGAAGCATTTAAAAGACCTTCTTCCAGCATATCTGTAATTGTAGCAACTGTTATATCACTATTAGCAATTTTAAGTTCCGGTTCCCTGGCTAAAAGAAAATCACTTTTTTGATTGACCAACATCTTAAAATAATTAGTATATAAATAACAATTTGTATCTAATTTTATTGTATGTATTTGCCCATTTGAATATGTATTTACTTCTTTTTGTTTTATTTCCGGTTTATAGTAATAATAATTGCGAGCTATATATTTGCCTGCTTTTTTTATTAAGTCTATATTGATAATTTCGATTATATTATCCATTAATCCACTTCCTTTGATTGCAATAATATTCTAAAGGCTAATATATTTTGTATAATTGAACTCGCAATAGCATAATCGGGTATATCTAAATCGTTTTCTATTGAATGTTTATTAATTAAATCTGTTAATTCTTTTCTGAATTCTAAACTATTAAAATTCATATTTTCATTATCAGTCATTAATGCACTTCCTTTCTTCATAATAATTATTAGCTTCTTAGCTTCCTACGTTTAATCCTTTCTAAGTTAGTTTAGATAAACAATGTGGACACTTTTTGATATCTGGTTGTGGAATTAAAGCAACTGGAGACAATAACCACAATAATCCACATGTAAAGAATCCACCGATTAAAAACATTAATGTTTTCTTTAATGTTGACGGTGCTTCTTTGATTATTGGTAAATCAAAAGTTTTACCGCATTTTTTGCATGTATACATTTTATCACATCCTTTCATATATTTTTAGAATTTATGATTATTTATTAATCTTCTTTTTAAAATACTCGATATAAAAAGCAGGTATATAAATCCAAATTTCCCGACTCGAATTTATATACCTGCTATGACTTTTATACAGTCTGGAATGGTCGGGAATCATTACACACCATATAATTATTATAATTATATTAAAAATTATATATTATGTCAATGTATTACCTTTTTACACCGAATTTTAATTTACTGTCTAAAATATATTTTTCTAATCCATACCTTACAGCCGCTGAACCGTCGGGTTCATCTGGAAAGTCATATATTATTTTACCTTCTTTATCTTTTTTATACTCATAAGTTTCAAAATCGTTAGCTATATTAGGAGTCCTTTTTTTATCGATTACTATTTTTGCTCTACCTTTTAACCACATAATGCCGTGACTTTTACTATCTTTCCCTTTCTTAGCTTTACCAACATTAAGACCATATAAAATCATTTCATTTATTGTTCTTGGATCTTCACTATCTCCAATAATAAATAATTTACCAGCTTTATATTTTATTTTAATTGCTAATGTAAAATTATTAGCACCATATAAATAAACTTCGTCTAATATATACAGTATTTCGTGTTTGCTATCATAATACATTTCGGCGTAACAACTGGCATGACTGTATCCGAAATCTAGTCCCCTATCAATCTTAGTAAATTGTTTAATTTCTTCGTTTGTTATAGTTCGATATTCAACCAAGCCATTTGGATTATCCTTGGTTATTGGTGGATAAATTTCTAATCCTTCGCCTGTTTCTTCACCAAGATACATATGTTGATATTTTCGCGGATTATACTTTTTTATTTTTTCTGCCTTATCAACAAACGGTTTGCCTAACCAGCTTTTTTTTGCTTGCAAATATGTAGTATGCAAAATATATACACCTGTATCTTCACCGTTTTCATTTAACTGTCTTAGCTTCCTTGATTCTTCATTTACCCAATTCTTACGACTTGCCGGTGGATTGTACATTACAAAAGTAATACTTTCTTCATTTCCTATTTCTTCGTCGCTTCCTCTAAATAATGATTGCTGTATACTGTCGATTTCATCCATTCCAGCAAATTCAGTTAATTCTTCAAATATAGCAATTTTACAATACCCTTTTTCAAACTTTAAACTTTTAATTTTTTCAAAATCCCTTTGATTAGCACAACTACGGAATAATATTGTATTACCTGTTTTTTTATGAAAAATTTTCATAGGACTTATTGTATAATCCCATGAATCCTTTAATCCTAGTTTATTAATAGCCCATAAAAAATTTGTAAATACTGAATCTCTTATTGTTGCCCCAACTTTTCTAAGCCCTACCGCATGAGTAACAACACCATTTTCAGCATCACGAGTCAGGTCAAATATAGTGTATAAATAAGCAAATGAACCTTTTAAACTTCCACGTCCACCTTTTAACCAATAAATCATATTATTCCTAGATTCCACGTCATGAAATAATTCATAATAAGCAGGACCGAAACAATCAGTTAAAGAAATCTTTATACTATTCATCTGGCGGCTCCTCATTCTTCAAAGGTATATTACATTCAATAATGACTTTTTGTGGTTCCGTATTTTCGTTTTTATCCATTAACTTATAAATTTTAGCCATAATTTCAGCCGCTTTAATACGATCCCTTGGCTGTAGATCGGTTTCTTTTTCTATTAATTCATCATTATAATTTCCTTTATTGCCGGCTCTTAAAATATAAATTTTATTTTCTTTTTCTATCCCAAGAACGCAACCAGACAAATATTTTAATATGTCATTTTGTTTGACTATTAAATCGGCTTCTTTTTGCTTAAGTCTTTCTGCTATATATTCTTTTATATCTGGCTCTTTCATCAATTTGTAAGCCTTATTTTTTAACCCATTTGCAGATTTGGAACTATATCCTGCTTTTCGTGCGGCATCAGTTGCATTCAATGATATTATATAATAATCACAAAATAGCTTTTTACGTTCGGTCAACATCAATATCTATCTCCTTTCATGCTATTATACCATAAAGAGGGTGTTATTTTAAAATAACACCCTCTTATCATTTAATTACTTAGCTTAAAGATGAATATCTCCTTAATATATATGTTTACAGGTAAATGAGTCGGATATTTTGAATCATAAAACAATTGAAATTTAAACTTAGTATCTATTGTATAAAAGACATATACAGTAAATGTTTTATATGTTATAAAATTACTATTAATTATATGTTCCTGTCCGTCTTTTATAGTCAATACATCAGGTTCTATTACTTCCTCTATTAAGTGATATGTAAAGTCATTTAAATGTTTTTCAAAGTCATTATCTTTTAAAACTTTGTTCATAGCTTCCTTAATTATGTTATAATTTATTTCAGATATTTCTAAAAAACAACCAATATATTCCGGATTATTCGAATTTGTTATTTTTCCTAAAGGCAAATATTTCATTTTTTGATCCCTCCATTGAACCATGATTTTATAGCACCCATCAAAGATTTTTTTCTTTTTTTAGAATTTACAACTTTAATTTCTTTGTAAATTCTAAAATCAAAATCTTTATTTTCAATTTTGTCCATTAATTCATTAATACATAAAGTTGGTAAGCCTTCCCAAAGATTAATTATTGTATCTTTATAAAGCTTTAATTTGAATATTATGAAGTCATCTTTATATTCAAATTTTAGTTCTAAATCCTTTTCAGTTTTTTTTATATCTGTTAAAATAAAACCATTGGTTTTTTTTAATTCAATTATATCTATTTGTAAGTCATTAAGTGCCGATAAATTATATAAAGGCTGTATATTACCTTTATAAATATTTGTTTCTATTCCAGGACGTAAAAAATATTTATCATCAATTATAATACGCCCATCTCCTTTCAATATTTTAAGATCTTCATTTGTTTTGTTTCGATCTACATAAAATGTACAATTAGTCATTTTCAAAAAGTCCCCCTTCGATTATAATTTCTTCTTTATCATCCATACTTGTAAGCTTTACATTTTCCGCGTATATATCAGTCGTATAAAAAATTATTATTGTTGGTTGTTCTTCCAATGCGGCAATAGCCACATTGTAGAACATACTTTTTATAACTTTTTCCGCATCTTCTAGTTTGTGATAAAAACCAGTTGTCATTTCCCAAGCCTTGCGACCGTGGTTATAAATCATCACGATATATAACTTTTTCATATATTTTACTTCCCTTCTCTATATATTGCTTATTCGAGACAATTTGTACCGAATAGCGAAATTTCTTTGTCGCCTCTCAAACTCTCTACTTCGCTTGTGTAGAGAGGTACACAGACGTTATTTTCTCTCACGTTTAATAATTTAAGGTCTTTTAATCCTTGTAAAGAATTTCTTTTGAGAAATTCTTCTATAGTCAAATTCTTCAAATCGACTATATATAATTTGATATCTGAATCATATTGAGGATGTAACATATCCATCCTCGCTATTCTTGCCTTCTTCGAATAATATTTATTGTTTATGTTTTGATGTTCTTGTATTCTATTCAATAATACCCCTCCAATTCAATCCCTCTCATCTTATATTTCCGCATACCCGCCGCGGTTAAAGTTTGTAGCCATGCCTCGCAATCCTTACAATACAAGCCTATGACACCATTTTCTATCCTCATTATGAGATTATCACTGTTACAATGTTTACAGTTTGTTATCAATTTTCTAATCTCCTTTCGAGGGCTTAACGCCCTCTCTTTTTTATATTTACTTTAAAAATTTATACCATTCATTATGAATAAATCCAGCGGCGTTTTTGTGTCCTCCACCGCCATATTGCTTTGCGATTTCACTCACGTCAAAATCACTAACACTTCGTAATGCTACGCCACCATCATACACTAGCATTACATAATTTATGTTTTCAAATTGATCTAAAATTTTACTTCCTAATTCACTTGTTAGATCTTTCCTGTCACACAACACAATTGCATAATCTCCTTTGATTTTTACTTTTTTAAGTTTTTCATCTATTGCCAAATCAATTTCTCTTCTTTTGTATTTCAAAAGTTCCATAAATTTATCTGGAAACATATTTGCAAACTCTTCAATTGATTTATAATAGTTATTACTATAATAGTCAATAAAATCTTTATAGCCTATTATTCCAAAGATATCATTTAGTTTCTTTGGTAAATCATTTTGTGTCTGTTTCCATTCCCATGTATCATATTGTCTTACCATTTCTACAAAATTACCTAACTCATTACCATTATAGGCTTCTTCTTTATACAATTCTTGATACAATAGGCTTGTACCACATTCTTTGATATCATCTTTGTTTTGGACAATCACAGTTGCCCATTCATATGTATTAAGAAAATCAGCTGTCTTATGATGATCTAGTAATCTAAATGTTTTCTTACATTGGTTTATTTTTTCCGCTATTTCTCTACTTACTGAAATATCAGTAATATATATTTTGTCGTAATCCGCATATTCCTTATTTTCTAAATATGCGGATATTTTTTCATTAACATTTCCATATCCACATATTTCATAATCTACGTTTTCATCTCCAAATACCACATTCGCTACTACTGCACAACTTATGCCATCTAAATCACTATCTGTAAATAATTTGATTTTCATCTTTCATTCCTCCATAATTTTAAATTTTGGTGGGATATTGTATATCCCACGTTTTTATAACAATGCTTTTTTTATAGTATTTTTTGTTTTGTTCCAGCTTCCGTTTTTACCTGGATAAGGGACACTTATCCAATTGTCGTGTTCTTCTTTATTAAACGCATATATTGTATCGTTAAAGTATTTTTTTGTCCCAAACTCATAATCCAGATTATTTTCTTGCATCCAGTTATAAAAATCGTCATAATTATTAATCTTTTTCATAAATTTTAATCTCCTTTATAATTTTTTAATGTTCCTTGACTATGATATAATTATATCATAGGATAAAATATCCGTCAACACTTTTTTAAATATTCTTGAAAATATTTTTTTCTCCCAATATTATCAATATCTTTCGATATCGGAAGATAAAATAATACATCTTTATTTTCTCTTTCTCTATTTAAAGCGTAGTTTACACCATATACGATCGTGTACGGTGTAATTCCTTGATTGGAAAGCTTAATAAAATTAAATTTACCAATGCTTTCAAAATATAATTCGTCATAATATCCATCTACAAGATGTACTAATTCATCTTGCAATAAATTATATCCCACCAAATTAAATTTATATTGTGAATATAATTTATTATTTTTTTTCATATTTTTTAAAATTTTCATTATTCCCATCATAAACCTCCTCTATATCATCACCAAATTCTCTATTGTACAGTTTTTCAATAAAACCTATCTTATAAGGACACATTTTATTAGGGCACTCATCATTTATTAATTGGGTTCCACACCCACCACAAAAATTCATTTACTCTGACCTCCTTCTTGTCCCACTTCTGTCTGTATTGTTTTTATTAGCTTGTATATACAAGCTACATCTATATTCTCAATAACTTTTCCGAGTGAAATATTCTCGTTATTTTTCGTTATATATGTTTCAACCTCAACATAGAAATTTTTCGAGCCTTCATCGAATCCTAAGTTTATATCCATTATTTTTGTTTTTTTCATTTTAACCAACTCCTTAATTTAAATATGGTATTGCGTAATAATTAGCCGGTATCCAGACCGGTAACTCATCATTTAAGCCACCGGTTGCCATACCGCATTCAGTTACTTTTTTACTGGCACTGGCTTACCTGCCTTTTTAATTTTTGCTATCAATGCATTATGAGTATCTTGCATTGTATAGCCTTCCATGTACTTGGTAAATGCATCGTAATCAGATTTTAGCCAGTCATTTTTAGTTGGAATACTATAAGCTACTTTAATTAGCTCATCTAGATAATCTATGTCAAATCCTTTATCTTTAGCAATTGCAAAATATCTTTTTAACTGAGGCGGAGTTACTTTTTTTCCGTCATTGGCTGATTTATTTCCTTGATTATTTTGTCCAGTTTGTACAGCTGCTTTGTTGTTATTTCCACGAAAATTATTTTTATCAAAGTCACTATCTATAAGATCAGTACTTGGAAGTCTTAAAATAGCTGTTAAAGCATAACGTCTTGTATAACTTTTTACAGCTCCCTCACTTTGTACCATGTTAGCCATTAACTGCAACTTTTCTACATGTTCAATTCTACTAAAATCAATTTCAATATTTCTCTGATTATCGCCTGAACAATCGTACCAATGACCAATAATTTTGTCTGAAAATATTTCTAAGTCCAAATCTAAATCATACATATCTAAAGCTGGAAATAAATATTTTTCAATTGTCGATAGACTGTAAAATCCTGTTGTATTAGTTCCCTTTATATTGTCTAATTCTTTAGTTTCCTTTAAATTTTCAAATACATACTTTTTAACCAATGATATTCTTTTATTAAAACTTAAATCTTTTTTTATTTCTTCAGTTTTATTTGTAGTCATAAGATCAATCTCCTTTATATTAATAATTTTAATGTTCCTTAACTATGATATAATTATATCATAGGATATTTTATCCGTCAACTACTTTTTATCAAATATTTTATTTTTTGAATTTATTTTTTCAAGTATTAATTTTTTCTGTACTTTTAGTTTACCTATTTTTTCTATATAATCCTGTCTCTTGTTAAATTCCTTAGCAAAATCCATTCCTTTTTTTATTATTCTTGTGTTTTGGATCAAAGAATTAAATTCGTTTATTTGATCCTGTATAGACATTGTCTGTATATTTTCGTAATAAGCATGATAATGCTTATTACAGAACGGACAAACAAAGTATACTTCAAATTTACCGTCAACTTCTGGACCTACCTTTACATTTAAAGAAAATTCCTTATCACAATCTTTATTTTCACATTTTACTCTTTGTAATGCCATTATTTATCAATCCTTTCTAATTTTTCGATCAAAGCTTTTAATAAATTAAATTTTCCAAGGTTTACAATTGTTTTATCTTTGTCCCAAATTAAAATTACCTTATTGTTATTAATTTTCTTGCAAGATATATTACGTTCTATCTCAAGTTTCTCAAGCTTGTAACCCCAGTTACGAAAATTTCTAATTTCGTTTTTTATTATATTTGGGAAAAAATCACTTTCTAAAATTATATCAATAATTATTTTTTCTTGATCTTGATCTTGCATAGACATTATTTATTCCTTTCTAATTTTTCAATACAATTAACGGCATATTCTAATTTGCCTGATAATGTTAATTTTTTATTATCTATCTGTATCAAATTTTCTAACCTTTTTAATGTATCTAACATTTTTCCTTGGAGAGTATAATGCATATTATACGCTGGTTCTCCTCCCATTTTACAAATAAATAATTCTATTTTAATTAAATCTTCAATCATTTTATCATTCACTAACATTATTTATCATTCCTTTCTTTGAACCTCTTCTAAATTTTTGGATTTCTTCACCATGGCACCAAGTTGTAATAATTCTTTAAATGCACAATTAATTGCAGTTTCCAAACAATCTAATAGTCTCTTAGCTTCCTCAGGACCGCGTTTTTTACTTCCACGGCATAACTTCCAATAGTCTTGAATAATACCATAACTAATATCGTCTATTTCTTCTTGTAATTCTTGTAATTCTTCCAATAATACGCTATAAGCTTCATGCCGGGATTGAAAAGGCGGAAATTTATCATTTGCCACCTTCAATTCGTTTTCAATTAACTTTTTAAGAATCATATAAATACCTCCTCAAATTTTAAATTCAAAACTTTTAATATATTTTTAATATCCTTCTCATTAAATCCATTTTTTCCTATAATTTTTCTGTAAAGGGAATCTTTTTTGATTCCCATTAAATCTGCCATTTCTTCAATTTTAATATTGTTTTTAGAAAATAATTTATAAAAATGATCTTTTCTATTCACGCTCCCACCCCTTTACAAATAGTAACAATTAATATTATCTTCGTAATCGTCTTCGTCTGGTATCCCGTCGTCACAACTACAACCGGATTCCTTACAACTGTTACAAATATATTCGTCGCAACCTTCGCAACAATCCAAGTCGTCTAAAAATATATGTTTTCCACATGTAAAACAACATTCTATGGAAAATTCATCACATATCCAATTAATAAAATCATCATAATATTTATTATTAAAAAGATTAAGCTCAAGTAATTTATCTTCAAGTTCATTTAATTCTTTCAAATCATCATCATATATAACATTAATTGGATTATCAGTTCTTTTTATAAATTTTTTATATGCATTTAATATTTTACTCATGATCCTTCTCCTTAATCTAATTTTATGTCGAGTTGTCCTGCTGGTTTTTTTTCAATTTCAACACTCTTAATTATTTCGCCTGTCTGAGCATTAATAACACAATCCCCATCAATTTTAAGTATTTTTTTGAAATCTCCCCATTTTACAGATTTTTCAACTTTTAAAAATCTTTCAGGAATTTCTCCATCATCGTATTCTGATTTTAATTTCATAGATTGACTTTCTTTTTTAAAAAATATTTTCCCACTTGGTAACTTATAATTAAATTCTGTTTTGGTTTCTTTCATTTCATATAATTCAATCATTCCGAACAATCGTTCTTTTACATTGGTTTCTTTAACATCAAGCTGAGACTTGTAAAGCTCTATTTTTTCTTGATAATTATTAATCATTTTTTCACATGTATTAATTAATCTTTCTTTGTCATCCTTAAACTGTTTTAATTCTATTAATAATATTTCCATGTTAACATCGTTCGTCATACTTGTATTTTTTTTAGGTTTCATAATTTATAAATCCCCCTTTTTTGTATTCTCTTCTAAAATTTTTTTAATTTTTTCTAATCTTTTCCTACATAGATCACACCCCAAACACATATTATCTTCTACTATCCACCTTGAGATTAAAACACAATAAACTAGTTTTTTCTTCAAACAAATCATCTCCATATTACTGATTATTCTCATTGTAATAATCAGTATTTTTTTCTAAGTCTTCTAGAAAAATATCAACTATATTTAAAAGTCCACCCCTACTTAACATTGACAATTCGCCTATCATTTCATTGTATTGATACAATTTCACACCATCCTCATTAACTACATAGTGATTATCTCCACTATCATAATATCTTAGATGATAAGTATTCATCATCTTGACGAATTTTTGTACTTTTTTCGATTTCAGTTTTTTAATTTGATATCCGGTTCTTTCAAGCGTACTGGATATATAATTATCTTCAGCCTGTCTAAAATCTTTTATAGTAATCAAATTTTTTTTACATATCATTTTCATTATCCCCTTTATTTTTTTTAAGAAGGAACTAAGTTCCTTCTTTTTTAAACTTGTCCTTCTTTTTTGCTTAAGCTATCAAACGAATATTTATCTAGTTTTTTATTGTCATTTACATTTTTTTCTTTCTTTTTTTTTCCTATGATGATCTTTCCTGATATGTAATTATCATCATAAAAATTGATATCATTTTCTTTCTTGTCATTCCACATAATATTTCTCCTTTATGCAATTTTTCTTTGATATTTTTTTATCCAATCAACGGCTTGCGAGAAGCCGATTAGATGTCTTTCATGTTTTGGCTTTCTTCCTGCTATTTGAGTCAATATATTATACTGTTTAACGGTGCATTGACCGCCGTCTTTAATTCCAAAAAACATATCTACATTTAATCCAATTAATTCATAAGCTTCCTTGCCAGTATAAAATTTCTTTTTTCCTATTGTTCCAAAATCAAATTCAGTGTCCAACACGTCCAACATATCATTAATTAATTCTGTTTGTTTTTGAGTAGCCATAATTTAAATCCACCTTTCAAATAATTATTTTTTAATGTTCCTTGACTATGATACTATTATATCAAGGATAATTTATCCTGTCAACACTTTTTTAAATATTTTTTTAAAAAATAAAAAAACCCGATTTAACAGGGTTCTTTTATTTTAAATAAATTAAATTATTTTTTTTGTGTCTTAATTATTACCTCAAATCCTTTTTTCTTCAATTCATCCGATAAATCATCTGCATTTTTCTTATCACTAAATGCTCCAGTCTGGACTAAATACAAAACATCTGATTCTAGTTTTGGCTTTTGAATCTGAACCCCATATCTTTTTAAGATATAGGAAGCTACGAAAAAAGTAGCCTTATCAAAATATGCTTGTGTTTGTCCTTTTTTGCAATCATTACGATTATCACCAAAGAACAATTCAAGATATTTTACTTTGCAATTCTCCGATGTATCCCTATGCAAAGCGTAATAATCATTTAAAGTTTTCTTTGATTTTTTTTGTACGATTCCCCGATTCTCCAGACTAAAAGTACTACAATAATCCTTTAAAAATTGTGTGCAAAATGTATAATCACTATGAGATTTCGGTGTATGGATACTTAAAAGCCATTCCGTACCTTTAGCAACTTTATTATAAGCATTACAATGAATACTATATACTTGTAAGCTCTTAGCTTCCTTGGCCATATCAGACATATTTTTAGCCCTTGTAGTCAAGCTAATGGTTTTATCTGTTGACCTTGTCAAATAAACTTTTTTAAAGAATGGTTTAACAAGTTCGTAAACGGCCATACCAAACTTTAATACATAATCTTTTTCTTTTGTCCCGTCATAAAATGTACAACCAGAATCAGATCCACCATGCCCAAAATCTAAATAAAGAATATCTTCATTAATTTTCTGATCCGATTGAATTGTAGTTAATCCTGATAATTCGAACCACATAAAATCACTTCCTTTCATTTTTGATAATTTTAATCTTGCGTCCATATATCATGTCTAATTTGATCAACTGTTAATTTTACGCTATACTCAATGTGTTTAATCATGTTAGTATATTCAATTAATTTATTATTTAACAATTTTATTTCTTCATGTAGTTTATTGTTTTCTTCTGTCAGTCTATTAATTGTTATTTCTGGTGTTTCACACCATATTTTTTCATCCATGATATCAACCCAACCTTTCTATAAAGTATCCTTGTTATCTGGACTATTGATTACTCCAAATCCAGTTAGTATTAAAAGAATAAAGTCTATTGTGTGCTGTAATGCTTCCTGTTTAATTCCAATGGTTTCATATAGTCCCCATTCGCCCAATAGTAACAACAATGCACTGGTTAGACCAACCCATAAAACCTTGCTTTTTAGTCTGCTTTGCAAAGTTCCTTTGCCAACTAAAGAATTTAATTCAGTAGCTTTTTTTAGAGCTTCGTCCAGTTGTTGTGTATCAACTTCCACGTTTAATTTTAAATCTTCTATTTTCAAAATAAAAACCCCTCTCCTATATCGGAAAAAATATTTTAAGAATCGCGATCACGATCACAGAACTAGCCGCAATAGTTCCGGTTACTACGCCACCAATGGCTGTAATTTTTCTTATACTCATTTCCGATCTTTTCAACTGTAAATTTTCAATGCAAAATTTACGGTTTTTTTTACAATCTTCACTAGTAACAACGTCTTCCAGTTTCTCTTCAATTTTTTCAATTTTCTTTTCAAACTTATCAAATCGATTATTCATATCTTGACGAAAATTATTAAAATTATCCTGAATTATTTTTATTAATATTTCATTATCTGGCACCGTATTACCACCTTTCTTATTTATTTGATAAAGTCCCCGGATCTGATTGTAACAACCGGAACCGAGGACATAATGGAACATTAAACATTATTATAAATGAAACTAATCCCGTTCCCGGATTCGAACCGGTAACCATAAGGTATTCCTAATTTATTAACGGGAAACTAATTAATTAGTGTATTTTTTTTTGTGGGATTGTGTATTTTAGGATTTCCCACGAATCCTATAGGCCCATACACTAAGCCGGGAATCTTGATATCACAGTCATTGACTTCCCGTAACCTGTTTAATACTGTGTTGGTTCGAGTGGGGAGAATGGGATTTGAACCCGTCTATTTTAAATTAAAGCTTTTATAATCAGCTAAATTATTACTTACATATAATTTAATAATAGATTTTATTTTCTTTTAAGTCTTTACTATATCGTCATATAGCCAGTTTCAAAAATGTTTTACCCTATAAACTATTCCCCAAATTATAATGTATATCCTCACCCTAAACCCCTTTGATATACTTGGTAATCGCTACGCCCTTTTATTACCTCCCACATCGCAATAATAACAAAAATCTATAGGAAACTTTCATAAAAATTATACCATAAAAGTCTACCTTTTGTCACTAACTTTCAATAAAAATCCTATAAAACAGTATAATTTTATAATTAAATTGCCTTACTTTGATTATATTTTGCCTTAAATTGCCTTAAAATAATCTAATTCCTTGCCTTTCTTGTTCAATATAATCTTTTTTTTCTAACTTGTAGAAATTTTCTAAATAAATTTCTACATCCATCCTTTTCATTATTTTTGGAATTTCTATACATTCGATTGACTCACAATCATCAAATGTAATACCCATACTTTCAAGTTTTTTTAATGTTTCATCCATTTTTTTTAATAGCTTATCCCATTTAGGAATAAACGCTTCTTTCCTTTGATATGATATGTTAGGTTTACCAAACCATATTGAACCTTTGGTAAACTTAACTAATAATTCATTATATTCCATGGCTAAATTAATTATTTCAATTATTCTCATTTTAACATTCCTCCGGTTTAATGTTTATTAGTAATTCAGCTCCTGCACACCCGTCGCCTGTACCTTCTATATAGAAGGTTACTTTTGAGAAATATTCTTTTCCTATTTTAACCTTTATCTCCCTCGATCTTCCCGAGGCACCTTTTTCCACAGCTTGTAACAAAACTATTAATTCAGTTGTTGTCATAGTTTTAATCTCCTTTTTACATTTAATGTTCCTTGACTATGATTATCTTATCATGCATTATCATATAAATCAATATATAAATAATAAACATTACAAGCATTACAAGCATTACATATAAATTACACATCAATGTAATGCTTGAAAGCCTTGATATTACTATATTATAACCAAAACATTACAAAATTACATAAAAAACACCTATCAAAAATATATATAAAAAATTATACAAATGTATACTAAAAACAATACATTTGTATAAAAAAAAATCTTATATATATATATATATAAATAATATGTAATTTTGTAATATATATATATATATATAGTGTTAATAAGGCTTTCAAACATTACACAAAAATTACATTTTAAAAAAGTGTGTAATTTAAAAATGAAACATAGCTATTTAACTACGTTTCATACATTACACACTATGTAATTATCGATATTCATCTATATTTTCAATACCTTCTAAATCAATATTATTAAAAGCTATAGGCCTTATTGTTCTATTATTGTAAAATTTAGGTTTAAAATTTTGTTTATTATCAGTTAAAACTATATCCATTTCCTTAATATCTTTAAAAAAACGATCTTGTGGAATATCCCATTTCTTCAATAAAATTTTAAGTTCTTCAGGGAAAAAATAAACTATTCCGTTTTGGAAAAAACCTACTCTCCCCTGAGGGCATTCTAATCTAAATCTATGAGTATTAGATAAAACAAATTCATTAATTTTACTTAATGCCAATGTAGTTTTATCAATATCAGCTTTTAAAGGTAATAGCTTTAAAATATTTAACCCCCAATTAATAGAATCTTGTATTGTTTTTTCTTTTTCTTTATTCATGCAATATACATTAAATAAATAATCACAAATAATTAATGTAGATATACTTTCAATATGTGTCTCAATGTTAATATCATTTGATATTTCGTCTTCTATTTGTAATATCAAATCTTTAATTTCTTTTTTATATTTTATAATTATTTTTATAAAATCTTCGCCATAAAAACCGTAATTATCCTGGAAAATATCTCTTGCAATTTTTGCTTCTTTGGTATTCTTAAAAGGTAAACCACTGATTTCAATAAGTCTTTTTGTTGCTCCTTCAAATTCATTACCTTGTAATATTTTTTGTTCTCCGTTCGTTATCATTGATAAATTCCAAATTTTTATTTTATGATTTTTGCCAACTATATTACCCCTAATTTTACCTGAACCATTAAACATATCATAAATTATTTCAGATAATTTGTCTTTCATAGATTTATCTAAATTTTGAGTATCTTGCAAAATGCAAGGTAAATTATTTAGAGTATGCCACAGAAATTCTATACCAGCTCTAGTAATATTAAAATTAGGGGTATAATAATTTTCTCCAGGTTTTGCCCATATACTAGCAGCTGCATATGCAGCTGGTGTTTTTCCTGTACTTGCCGCCTCGTAGTGATGCACCCAAACAGGCGGACGTCTTAATAATTTTACTAAAGGACTTGATAAACTTGTATTAAAAATTAATCTAAATATATCATTATTATTATACTTATTAACATTTTCTTTCCATATTTCATAATTACCATTTTTCTCAAAACATTCTAACAAAAAATCAAACTGTTTATCGTCCTTAATAAATAAACTATTTTCTGTATAAGGATTAAAACTTTTAAAATCTTTACTCCAACCTAATTTTTCCGTTCCCTGAATGATTTTTAAATCTGCAAATTTAGCATATAATTTTATATATTTTTCAAAACCGGTAATATCTTTAGTATCACCATCAAAATATAGCATTTTTCCAAATTGTTTTAACCATGTCTTAAATTTTGCTATACTTGAAAAACTATCATTATCCATATAAATTTTATTATTAAATTCTATTTCTTGCTCCTCTACATGTATAATTTTTGTTGGATAAATTTTAATAGGTATTAAAATTTTATCTACATAAATTTCTTCTTTATTGCCAATTTCATTAGTTTGTTTAAAAATATATCTTTTACAAAAACCTTGTTTTACCATATAATATCCAGACTTGTAATTTACTGGTAAAAAACAACCATCCGCTAAAGGCAAAATCTTTTCATTTTTTTTAATATCTGAAATTGCTTGATTTATTTTTTCAAAAATATCCACTTTTTTATTCACAGGCTGTGGAAATAATGTTTTTACCCATTCTATAGTTTTATCAATATTTCCACCGAATTTATATTCTTTAATTAAATCAAAACTATTATGACAATGATAATCATTCAATGGATCTGATCCATGATTGCTATATAAAAATATAGCTGGATTATTATATTGATCTGAATAGACTATTGCTCCATGCTTACTACTGCTTAAAGAATATGTATACCGGTCTCCTTTTCTATCAATATATATATCCGATAAAAATTCTTTTATACATTGATGAATATTATATTTTATACAGAATTTTTTAATAATACTTTGATCTTTCATATCATAAGGTGATTGAATTTTAGTACCATTATTCTTTTTTTCTGTACTATCAAATATAGTATTTTCTTTAGTTTTGTAATCATTAATATTTAAAATTTCTCCTTTATTATGTTTCAATATATATTCACCATTTTTTGGTATATTTGGAAGAAACATTAATTGATTAAATTTTGTACTTGCTTGGTCTATATCACCATCAAGGTTATCTTTGTTTTGCAGTGAAAAACCATTATATGTTATAATATTTGTAACAATGTTAATGTAATCATGTTTATTACGAATATTATTATTAATAGGTATAAATAATCTAAGTTTTGGTTTTTCTGGTGAATGAGAAAAACTAGAATGTAAAAGGTATTCTGTATTATCAAATACCTTTAATTTTTCCCAAATTTTCTCATTACAATTATCAATATCTAAAGCTATTAAATTCCTATATAATAATGCATCATCACCATTTGTACGTTTGTTTGCACTAAAATTACCACCTATAATATAGTGAACATTTTTATAATTTGAAATTTTATCTTGAAGTAATTTTAATTGCTGTCTTTGTTCTTTTGTTCTGTCTGAAACATGAATATTTTGTAAATTATTTTTCTCGACTAATAATTTTTGTAATTCATTGTATTCTATATTTTGAACAATAGGTTTTTCAAATAATTTTATAAAATTACTCCATTGAGTAGAATAATTTTTGCCTTCATTACTAAGCATTGTTTTTCCATAAAAGTAATTTATATTCATAATTTACCTCGATTCTTTAATTTTTTGAATTTCGTATTTAGATATCCATTTGTACCACTTATTACACTTTTTACAATATAATCCTATGTGAAAAAAACCATTAACCATATTTTTTTTTCTAGTGTAAAAAACATCATTATTACACTTTTTACATATATAATTCATAATTATGTTTCCCCCTCATTTGGATATTTAAATTTAATACTCTTCTCATAATTTTACACTTCCTTCTTTTTTAATTGGAATGATTATTATTTTATCATTTTCCATTCTTACCTCAACTTTATCTTTTGTCGATAATCCTAACATATCCATAAAAGGCTTTGGAATCAGGACAAAATTTGAAGTTCCTTTTTTTTCAATAGTTTTAATTAACATCATTTTTCCTCCTTATTTTTTTCTTGACTATGATACATATTATAATATATAATATAGTTATAGTCAACAAAAATTTTGAAAGGAACATTAAACAATGGAATTAAGAGAATATCAAAAACAACTAATTCAAGAAACAAGAAAAAACTTACAACATAAAAAAATATGTATACAGGCACCATGTGGATCTGGGAAATCTGTAATATTGGCAAAAATTATAAAAGATACTACAGATAAAGGCAACCGGGTGTTATTCCTTGTTCACAGGAAAGAATTAATAGAACAAATATATAACACTTTAAAAACATTCCAGGTTGATTTTAAACTAATCGATCTTTTGATGGTGCAAACAGCAGTTCGACGTTTGCATAAAATTAAAACGCCATCAGTAATTATTACTGATGAAAATCACCATTGTCTAGCGAAAAGCTATACTAAAATATATGAGCATTTTAATACAGCTTTTTTACTGGGGTTTACAGCTACCCCCATCAGATTAAACGGCGAAGGTTTAGGGAACATCTATAATTATATGATAAAAGGACCAGAAATAAAATGGCTAATAGAAAATAATTATTTATCACCATATAAATTATTTTCTGTGAAACTTGCCGATACCAGTAATTTACATATAAAAGCTGGTGAATTTAATAAAAAAGAAACAAATACATTAATGGAAAATAATACAATATATGGTGAGACTATTAAAAATTATATTAAGCTTGCGAATGATAAAAAAACTATAGTGTATTGTAGCAGTGTAGAATCGTCTATAGAGACCGCAAATGAATTTAATAGCAATAATATACCTGCCAAACATTTAGACGGAAATACCCCAAAATTAGAGCGTAAAAATGCTATTCAAAAATTTAGGGACGGAGAAATAAAAGTTTTATGCAATGTAGATTTATTTGGAGAGGGTTTTGATGTTCCAGATTGTGAATGCGTAATATTGCTTAGACCTACAAAATCGCTATCTTTATATATTCAACAATCTATGAGATCAATGCGGTATAAAGAAAATAAATTAGCTATAATAATTGACCACGTAGGTAATTGCTTCGAGCATGGCTTACCTGATGACGAAAGAGCTTGGACACTAAAAGGCAAACACAAAAAAGAAGCTGAGACAAAAATTAAAGTATGTCCTCGTTGCTTTGCAGTAATGCAACCAGGGACAAAAGTTTGTCCATCTTGTGGACTTGAATTCCCAAAAATGATAACAAGACAAGAAAAAACTGTAGAAGATGTAGAACTTGAAGAAATAAAAAGAAAAGATATTTTAGCAAGAAAACCGTTTGGATATATTAAAAAAATTTCTACATTATCAGAAATTTTAGATTTTGTAGAACTTAAAAAGTATAAGCCTGGCGTAATATTTCATCAGGTTCAGGAAAGAAAAAATGAAATAATAATAAAAGAAGAAGATTTAAAAAGGTGGCAATCAATCGCTGGATATAAACGTGGTTGGTGGACACACCAAAAGCACTTAATCAATGAAAGTGAGGTAATATAAATGTTAAAAAAGAAGTTTGAAGTTGGTGACAAAGTAAAAATTAAAAAATGTGAT